CTTACAAACAAAATAATCATTGGGTTATAAAACAAACGTATTCGACATTACAAGCTCATAAAATGGATTTAAACCAGGACCCCAAAATGAACAACCAAAAAATAAACATAAATGCCTTCAAACAAAACCTTTTAAACAACACTACTGACTATGTTTATTATAGTCACAATTATCAAAGAGCCGGACGTTTCAAATTACCTGAAAACTATGTTCCGGAAACTAGAAAAGAATACAAAAAAATTTGGAAAACCTTCACAAAAGCAAAAAAAAATGATAAAACCGAATGTTGGAAAGAATTTCTTAAAACCAACTTTAAAAAACAAAAACACAACATCAATGGAATCGAAGGACACATAGGAGTGCTTGATTTTATAGACATAATCAAGGAAACCATTACAATAAATCACCCAACTGAGACAGTGGCCAATTTCATGTCTAGACACGCAATTAGGATTAAATATTACGCTCATGTTTGGCATATAGATCCAAAAATGGTCCTAATAGATAGAAATATGGTGGCAGATTCAACACCAGAAGGCTATCTTGTCACTATGGATGAATTTTTCCTTTTCATTAGTGAACCATTTTGGAATTTTACTAACTATTACAAGTATGATAAGGAAGATCTTGAATTTTATTTAGCCTTGAAATTAGCCCGCTACGCAGGTGTGCCAAACAAACCCTGGGTTTTTAAAAAATATTTGAAGGATTTTAATTTTGACATTTTGACAAAAACCAAATTTGGTGCTGATGCTTCCGAATTAGTTCAAGAATCTATGCGCATAAATGGGCCAGAAATAGCTAGACAAGATGCGATGAGGTTTTACAACAACGATATTGCGTCTATTCCTACTACTCAATACAGACTGGGCCCAACACAAATTGATGGTTATCAAAGATATACTGGAAATAAATTGATGTCCACATCAAAGAAAAGAAGTGGTAATGACCACATTTTCTTGGCAGTAGCAAGAGAACAATTGAGGAAACTTCTAGATTCTATATTTCCTCACAATACTGATTTCACTACCACCCTACATGTAGGATGCACTACTCAAGAATTGAAGAGATGGTATTCTCACATAGGACACGAATTTTTAATCAATATGTTGGAAGATAAGGATATTTCTCGCACTTATGAAGATCTTTTGAAAATGTTAGGCACAAAAATAATCAAACAAAAGTTACCATGTTTAATTTCTAATAGGACTAGAGACACCAGTGTCAAGTTCGATGGCATAGTTGAAATGATCAATTTCTTTGAATTGGGAAGAAAACCAAAGATACACTTACAAATGCCTGGGAAAATCTATTCACATCTTATGTTTGAAGATTGTTTGTATTCTATAACGAAAGACCAATTTGCTGGATATTGGTTGAAAACCAATGCTACGATCGGGTATGCGACAATGTTCTTTCCAGATAAGTTTTACAATGAATATACTGTCAATTCTAACATATACGATTATGAAGAATATTATTCTATGTCTGAAGATGTGGATAAAGCTCTAAAATTCATAATTCCTTTTGCCATTGCAGTGCAACCAATGTTGCCGACTAAATTCATAGTTGAACACTTTAGAAGTTTTATGAGATGGTGCTTGACAACAGGTTGGGACATATTTTCCAAGTGGTTATCCAAAGCATACGATGAAGGACATTTGTTTGAGTCATTCTTAGCTGGTTCGTTCGATGTTGTGAAACTAGGTCCAATATACAGATATGTTTTGGAAAAACTGAAACCCAAATTCAGAGAATTATTTGCCCGTGTTAGAGTCACTTGGGTTGGTGGATATTCAAATGGGTACGACCATAAATACTCAACTTGGTCTTATTGGTTACACAATAGAAGAGTCCAAATAGCTCCTGATGAATTTGTTGATTCTGAAATAATAGCGACTGAAGGCGAGATGTTCCTTATTAAGTTTTTCCGTTCTAAAGCTAATAATCCTATTGTGACTAGTTTTTCTGTACCAACACACAGAGTTGCAGTTTTAGTTGCAGACCTTGAGAAATCATACAACATAGGTTCTAGTCCTGTTATGGGTTTAGACAACTTGGAGTATTTTCCTGTCATGTCGGCAGATTGGTTTAAATTATTTAATTGGGCACTTGCTGAACCTGTAGAAAGTTTAAATTTTCAAAACATGATGACCACATTAAACAGAATTAGAAGGGGGCTAGCACTAAATTCGAACATACTAGTTCCAGCTATGGATTCTTTAGATGAAGATGTTTCTAAAATAGCATTGAGTTGTTACATGGAAGTTCTTAAAAGAACAGAAGTAATCAGCATGATAGAAAACGACAAAGACATGCGAGATGTTTATGAGACGAACATAGAGAAATTCCTCAAATCTATGGGAAAAACCATTTTAACTATAGCGACTGGTGGCTTGTCAATCCCTTTAGTTTATCTTTACAAATGGTTAATCAGTACACATCCTACCATAGAATTCGTAAAATATCCATTAAAACCAAAACCTAAAACATTTCCTGCACACAAAGTAAGATCGTTAAATGAAGTTGCAGCTGAAAACCTAAATATAATAAAAAACACCATACTAACTTTACCTCATGAGGAGTTGAAAACTAAGAGAGTTTGTGATATGTGCCAAATGTACCACGAAGGTATATTTAGCAAAACAGGTGTGCCAAGTGACGGTCAAACGTTTAGATGTGCAAATTCGGAAGAATCCGGTAAGATTTCAATTGATTTCAACACTGATGATGTCAACTTATTGATTAATCAGGCAATGGCCGCCGAACATTTTCACAATTCTGTCAATGCCAAGTCTTTAGTTGAACACATTAAGAAATTTAAACATTGGTTAGAGATAAAACAAGATGGAATTAAGCATACGGCGATAGTTAGAGCAATTACTGGTGGACCTGGAACAGGAAAAACAGAAGTCATAAAGGCAATGGTTGATTATTTCGAGAAACAAGGGAGGGATTGTGGTATTTTGGTACCATTTAGTGACCTGCTTAAGGATTACAGAAACACCACTGTCATGGATGGCGACGATAAGAAAACATTTTCTGCAAAAACAACATGGTATGCAACCAGTTTCAATAAGTTGGATTATTTAATAGTCGATGAAATGTCTGCGGTAGATTGGTTTTTCATTAGGGCAATAGCAGCTTACACTTCAGCTAAATGTATAATTCTTGTGGGGGATTCTCTACAGACTTGTCTTATTGCAGGTAAGGAGGGTATAGACCCTACAAACATACAATCCGGTTTAGACTGGTCCACATTACCAACCCATGATTTGGTTAAAAATTTCAGATTGGATGCCTGGAGAGTGAAATTGCTGAACCATCTTTTTGGTTATAAGATGATTCCTGTTAGAAACGATTCTCTGCCACCTGTTTTTATTTCCAAGACTGAATATTCTGCAATAAAAACCTCTGAGATAATTGAAAGAGAACTGGTTTTTTCCCACGTCACTGCTTTGAGAATATTTGGTTGTGAGTCTGATCCTAATAAGGAAGATGGAAACAACATGTCTGTCAGATCTGCGCAAGGTAAAACTTATAAAAGAGGGCCAGTTGCAGTCAGTTGCAGTCAATTAGATGCATCGACAATAGTTGCTCATGGAATGTTGAATGTCGCTGTTTCTAGAGCCAAGTACCAGACCTATTTTATTTATGAAGATGCTTGTGAAAACGATCCCATAGTCAGTCAAACTAAAGAAAGACTTTATTGCCACGATTCCGCGGCTATCAATTTCATTTTAGAACAACCGATCCCCAAATCAGTAGAAATGGCACCTAAATGGTCCTTTACTGAAGAACAAAAGATTTATGACCAAGCAATAAAGCAGAAAATAGATAACAAAGAGGTATTGGTAGATTCATTGGAACCAGAAATGACTGTGGAAGGGTTGGAATTGCCAAATAAGTTGGAAGTAAAAGGTGACCATTATATGCCAGGAATAAACGACACATTATCGGACAAGTTTGATTTTTATAAAACTCAATTTAATTTTTGTCTAGTCGACTCCATTCTTTCATTTTACGATTCTGAGGAGACCACAAATCATTGTCTTGAAGTTTTGAATATCATTTTTGATGATGACGTCTATATGGGTAGGAAAATGGGTTCCTTTTTTGGTTCAATCGTAGATGGGAAAAATCCTCTAATGATGATTGATAACAAGAGGTTATTGCCTTTAGGAAGATTTGTTAAGGAAATGGAGAAAAAAGGTTACAACTTTGAAGTGTTCAAAAATCACGAGGACCAAGACAGCGCATATTATACTGAAAATTACAATCCAATGTTTCCTAAACCAATATTCATAGTAAAAACAAAAAACCATGTTGAACCTAAAAAATTCAAAATGACATACAAGGTCTACGAGCAATTCAACAACCATGAAAAAATGATTTTTGAAATTGAAGCTGATACATTAATATTTGGTTCATACTTTTGCAGAGAGTTGAGGAAAATGCACAACGGGGACAAGGATGCAATGTTGGGTTTTGATAAAAAGCAAACCAAAATCTACTTGAATGACCCCAATGGTTGTTTCAATATTAGGATAGATGAAATAGAAGATCAGGTCGGAACAAAAGGTACATACATTAGATTTCCAGAAACTGGATTGTCTCGTAAACATCACAATTTAGCGCTCAACTATTTCCCTCCTACTTCTAGTTGGATGGAAAATATAGAGCCTGAAAAAGGTCCAAAGATAATAAGTAATTCTAAATTGAGAGCTGGCACTGATGGTTACAAATTGCATCACTTTATAGATCCCTCTTCTGCTTGGTTGAGAAGTTCTTCAATTAATGAGTTTGGTCCCGTGATGAGTTTAAAACAAAAAACTAACGTCAAATTAAATTGGGAAGGATTCATATGGAACAAAACAAAAGCTGGGTTACTAAAAAGAAGAATTGAAAGGAAATATAGAAGCATTAATCCTGGTATGGGCAATCACTACAACAATACACCTGAAGAATCATTGATTGCATCTGGCAGGATTGGAAGAACAGAAAAGAAACCACAATTGACAAACGAATCGGTGAGATACGCAAGAGAATTGGCAAGAGAGACTTTCACTAAACATTGGAGAAAAGATTACGTCGTAAACAAAGAAAAACTTAATTACGTGGTTTATACCGCGATAAAAGCTATAAAGCAAAGAAACTATCAAGGTAGATTTGATGCTGAAATAAAAAAAAGCTTTGATTTAACACTCACTTGCAGCAACAAAGATCAATTCAAACCAATCAAAAACCACAAACTGAATCTGACAAAAGGAGGACAAGTGTTATTACAATCGCCGGCCAGAATAAATTTACAGTTCATAGGGTATATGCGAGCACATTCGTTCTTATTTAAGGATGCATTACAACCTGATGTCTTTACAGACGATTACGAATCTCCCATAGACTTTAGAGTAAGAATGACCCAGGCTATTTCTAAATTACCAACTTGTTCTAGAGTCGCCATCGCAGACGGAGAACAATGGGATTCTCAGCAGAACCCGGTTACTTTAGAGATAGAAAAAGAAATGAAAAGGTTATTTGGTGCTTCAGATCAGACGATCAATGATTACTTTGTTGTAAGAGGAAACTTACCCTTCATAATGCATGGAATATTTAAAGGTGTGACAAATGGCGAAAAGGGTTCTGGTTTTTTAGATACAAAAAATGGAAATACTACTTTAGCTGTCACCTTAGGATCAAAAATCATCGACGGTGTAGGTCCGAAAGTCGTGGGTTGTAAAGGAGACGATTATGCTAGAGTTCAAGCAGGTATAACAATTAACGACAAGGAGGTGGAAAGAATAAAAAAACTTTGTGGTATGAAGCTTGATGTTACCGTAGGAGACGGTGGAGAATTCTGTGGCAATTCGATTTCTAGGTATGGGATGTACCCCTCTATAACCAGAATGGCTATGAAAATAATGGCTTTGAAGGCCAATTCAGTTGATAAGTTTTATGAAAAGCAGATATCTATAAGAGATAAGATAAGGGAGATTCTTGCAAGTGGGTTAGTAGAGACAATTAAATATTCAGCCTTGGCTGAATCTGTTTCAGAAAATTACGTAACGGCATGCTTTGAGTTTTTAAACAGCATGGCACACATAAATAAAGAACAATGGTTGTCAGTGACCCGAGTAAGAAAACCCAACAGATATTATCTGCCATCATACGATGGTTTCAACCTTATTTAAGCCCCACCCACTCACGATCATTTATTTACTTTCCTTAAATCAAATTAAATCAATTAATTATTAAATATGACTTATGAATTCAGAAATATTAACTATGCCAAAACTATGACCAATTCCAACTTTTGGAGCTATGATAATTTAGATAAGTTTAGAAAAGTTTTCGTTTTTGGTAACATTACTGTCGTTGAATCTATGAGGTTAATAAAAACCGCTTACGTTGATCTTATGTCTGAAGCAATTAAAGGCAGAAAATTGTTTGGTAAGAATAAAAGGTGGCCCCAAGATGAAGATGAATTAAATGACACAATTTATTTCACAGACGCCGATTCTCAAGTTGCCAGAATTCTCAACAATATTGCTAGTGCTTTAGATGACCGTGCCCCTAGCGTTACTAGAGATCAGAACATGCCAACTAAAAGCAAGGAGAATCCCAATGAATCCGAACCAGCCAATCAAAATGCTTTCAAACAACTATCTGAATTGAGAGTTAGTTTGAATCAAGTGATGGTAAATCCAGATTTACAATGGGACAGATCTAGAGCTGAGGTTAGGCTTTCCGCTGTTTGGAAATGACTAAGCTTTGATGTTTCTACAGGTAATTTGAGAAAACAACTCAGACAATTATTTGATCAACATGACATTAATCAAAACATTAACAATAACGAATTTCTTAAAGCATTATATAAAATTGACAATAAAAAGTTTGAATTCGATCAAGATAGGCAATATGAATTTTCTGATCATTGTAACAAATCACATTCCTTCAACATAAAATATCAAAATAAAAATAAAAATTTATTCATCTATTATGAATAAACGTGTCG